TATGGCAACCATGTACAACAATGTTTCTGTGGGTAACGATCAGCCAACGATCATCATTACAGATCAAGACGAATACGAAAAGTATGAGTCTCTTCTCACTGGAAACATTCGGTACACAGATACTGATATGGCTGACAGTGGGTTCCAGAACCTTCTATTCAAGGGTGCGCCTGTAACGTTTGATGCTGATTCAAACCTTGATGGCAAAATGTACTTCTTGAACACGAAGTATCTACAACTCGTTGCACATAGCGATGTTTGGTTTAAGCCAACACCGTTTGTACGACCAACCAACCAAGACGCTGTGTTCTCACAGATTCTTTGTTACGGTGAGCTAACCACAAGCAACCGAGCACGCCAAGGTCTGCTCTACGGTCTAACCGACTAAGTTGCTGATGGGTAGAGAATACGCTTACGCATATAAGTCAAACGCAAGACCTTATGGGCAGCCTAAGGATAACTTTCACGAAAGTACTCCTCGGCCTGAAAGTGTCGGTTTGAATAGAAATGTCCGTCAAGTTATGGACACTAGCGTAGTCGTTGCATCCCCTGAAGTTAGCAAATGCAGTGCGCTAACCCGAAGTGGGGAACCCTGTAAAGGGCGACCTGCTTCGGGTAGCGACCTGTGTAATTTCCACAGGAAGTAGCCATGCAGATTCAAGACATGAGAACCTACATTCGTGGGTTGCTCGACATCGACTCTTCAGACATTTCTGGTGATATTCTTAACCGCTTTATTGGTGAAGGCTATGACCAGGTTGTCTACTCTGAAAAGCGTTGGCCTTTCTATGAAACAGAAGATACGTTCCAAACTGTCAATGGGACATCTGACTATGATTTGAAATCTTCTTCAACTACATTGGTGACAAATACTAATGGTTTGAGAGACATAGCTGCGATAAGGACAGAGAGCCATGTCGTAACGTATATTGGCCGTGATGACGGCGATGTTGTCTATCCGTTAGATTCTAATGGGTCAGGGGAACCATACTATTGGTCTGATTGGGCTGAGAAGATACGGTTATATCCTACGCCTTCTTCAGCTTTGACTATTTATGTTAGAGGGTATAAAAAACCTACGGCGTTTGGTGTTGGTTCGGCAGATGGCACAGAACCAAGTGATTTCCCAGATCCTTTCCATATTTTGTTTGCTACTTATGGAGCTGCTAGAGCGTATGAGCAACAAGAAGATCCGCAGATGGCTCAACAGTATTATGGAATTTTTTCTAGAGAGCTCGACAATCTCAGAGCGAGACATATCGACGTTCCTACGCCTCAGCCGCTTGTCTTGAATAATCGTAACGTTTCACGGTGGCGATCACAAACTTATATGCCTGACCGTTTGCGTTACAGTTGGGAGTAGCGCATGGCCAAACAAGGCTACAAAACGGAAGTTCTTGAAAGTTTCTCAGGGGGCTTGAACTTTCGCACTGACCAATTTAATTTAGAGCCGAATGAATCTCCTGATTTGTTAAATGTTGATGTTGACCCTCGTGGTGGTGTGAAGTTACGTAACGGCATTACAGCTATTAATGGGACTGCTTTGGGCGCTAATGTGGAAGGTATCGCTTCGTTCTTTACGGATGGCGGCACTTCTCAGATTATCGCTAATCATGGAACAGCGGTTGTGCAGGGTACAGGTGGTAACTTTACTGCGATAACAGGCCAGACAGCGAGAACTGCTGGTTCTCGCATGTATGGCGTAACCATGAACAACGTGTTTTATGGTGTGTCAGGTGATAAGGTTTCGTTTAAGTGGACTGGCACTGGGAGTGGTAGCGATCTAGGAACTACTCTTGATGGCTCTGCTGGTAATTTCCCTATAGCCCAGTATGTTACTTTCTGGAATAACTTTGCTTGGGTAGGCAAAACGTATGAGAATGACGGTGGGTTTGCTTATCATAATTCCAGGGTTCGTTGGTCGAACGCTAACCAAGCTGAGAAATGGACCAACACAGACTATGTAGATGTAGACATAGGGGAACGTGGAGATGTTATTACAGGTTTAGTTCCTCTTGCTGACCGTTTGCTGATTTTTAAGAACAACAGTGTTCATGCTATTTATGGTTTTGATTCTGAGTCGTTTCAGTTAACTGCGTTGTCAAGAGATGTGGGCTCTATCGAGAAATCTACTCCTGTTTCGACACCCTATGGCGTGTTTTTCTGGCATGGCCGTGACGGTGTGTATTTATATAACGGACAAGGATTTATTAATGTATTTGAAAAGCTACGCCCAGCTATAGATAACGAAAGGATTAGTTTCACTACTCCTCCTCAGTTGGCTTGGTATGAGAACCGTTTGTATGTTTCTGTAGATATGTTGCAGTATTACAAATCTGGGGCGCAGGCAACGAAACGTCATGTATTTGTTTATGATCCCAGTATTCAATCTTGGAGTTTGACAGACATAGACGCTGCGACGTTGCATGTGCATACTCCTCCAGGGGGTACGCCGTTATTGTTGGGTGCGTGTGATTCCACTTCAAGTCCTGACCACGAAGGTCGTGTTATTAAGTTGGAGCAGTCTACGTCTACTGATGCGTATGATGGTTCTACCGCTGCTCGCATTGAATCGCATTTTACGACCCCTTGGTTGTCTGGCAGAAATCCTGTTACAAAGAAGCGTTGGGGTAGGCCTCAAGTTGTTATTGATGCTGGTAAAAGTTTGACAATGCAGGTTGAAGTCTACACGGATTATGACAAGGCTTCTTCTCGTAAGATCGTCGATATTGACATAGAGGGAAGAGAGTCTGCTTCTGTTTGGGATACTGCTCGTTGGGGTAACGCTGATGGTTCTACGCATACTGCCCCTGTTGGTGTCTGGGGGGCTGAGTCAGCTAACAAGATAACTGATGTTGTTCGTGTGCAGAGTCTTGGCAACGCCAAGTCTGTTGCGTTAAAAATTAATGGCCCTAGCCAATCAAGTAGCTGGGAAATTAATGGAATTATGTTTACCTATAAACCAAGGAGATTACGGTAATGACTCTTTCAGTCAATGATTTTACAGCAGGGGATGTTATTACTGCTTCTGCGATGAATACTAACTTTGCGACCATTGAGGGCTATGTGAATAGTTCTCCTGGTTTGGCGCAGCTTACTGGCGCTACTTTTTCTGGTGCTGTGACGTTTAGCGCTGGTCTTACTTCTACTGGTGGTACTACGGCGTTAGGGACTACGAATATAACTGGTGAAGTGAATGTGGGGACAAGTGGTTCTGGCCATGATGTTTATTTTCATTCTGCTACAGCAAGTGATAATTTGCATTGGGATGCGTCTGATGAGAAATTGGTTATTACTGGTACTGCTGGTCAAGATGCTTTGCATGTAGCTGCTGGAAATGCGACGTTTGCAGGCTTACTTACTGCTAACGGTGGTTTAACTCTTCAGGATGGTGACACGTTTACGTTTGATGGGGAGTCATTAACTGACTGTATTGACACAGGCGAGACATGGACTAGAACCAATAGTGCTATTGCGACTGTTGGAGCGATTATAGATCAATTTTTACAGTATGACGTAGACGGTGGCACTGCCCAAGGAGCAACTTTATACATACAGGCTTCTGCGCCTTATTCTGATGGGGACGGAGCAGGAGTTAAGGGCGATATTTGGATTGATACATAATGGTAGCGTTGAAATACTATAACGGTTCTGCATGGACTACTGTAGCTGACGGTACAGCTTTTAAGTATTACAGCGGTAGTGCTTGGACTAACCCGACTAAGGTTCAGTACTATGATGGCAGTAATTGGCAGACTGTGTGGAACAAGTCTGATCCTTTGACGCTTGCATTTACATGCAACGGATCACAAGGATGGCGCAATAACGCTTGGAGAACAGATAAAATAATTCGCTTTGGAGCGTATCTAAATTTCGGAGATAACTTAAGCGTTTTAGAATTTAGCGCTGACTCTACTACGAGTGGGCATACAAGCACATCATTAGCTGAAGCTCTCGCTGTAAGACCTAACGTTACTAGCGCAACATTATATCTTTATAGAAAGTCAGGGTATGGCTCAGGAACCATTAGCGGTTCTACTAGCGAAACGTTACTTGTTGGACAGTTAAACAAAGCAAATGGAACGTCTATGTCTAGCTATAACGCTGGATCGTTCGTGCAAACCACGAACATGCAGACTATCCCTGCTTCTGCGTTGCAGAGTTGGGGTTCTAACGCTGCTAAAACATTTACGTTACCTTCTTCTGGTTTAACTGATTTCATTACGCATGTATCAACTAAGCAAATGTGGATTTCTGAGAAATCAAGCGGTTGGATAGCTAGTGGTGGAGGCACAAGCTCTTCTGATATTTACAGTGGTTGCGATGCTTACGATGATTCTAACCCACCTGTATTAACTGTGACACTGGACTACTAATGCCTAAAGACATTCAATACACCAAACTACTAGGACCACAAGTCGAAATAACAATGACTAACGGCCCTGACTACGAAGGAACATATGCTTCTGGCACAACATATGCTGCTGGCGACGTTGTAACCTACAACGGTTCTTCGTATGTCGCTAGACAAGCGACGACAGGTAACACTCCTGGCGATACTGCTTATTGGCAGACGTTAGCTTCGCAAGGTTCATCTGGTGGTACAGGCCCAACAGGGCCAAGTGGACCTACAGGGCCAACAGGACCAAACGGCCCCACAGGGCCAACTGGCCCAACTGGTCCGACTGGACCTACAGGGCCAGGTGGTACAGGTCCGACTGGACCTACTGGACCTACTGGACCTACAGGTCCAAGTGGTCCCACTGGCCCATCAGGTGCTGATGGTAAGACGGTATTGAATGGTTCTGGTGATCCTTCTGGACCTACTGGAGCTGATGGCGATTTTTATATTCAAACAAGCGACAATGAGATCTTTGGTCCCAAGTCGAGTGGTTCTTGGGGTTCAGGAACTTCTCTAGTTGGTCCCACTGGTCCCACAGGGCCGACAGGCCCGACTGGGCCGAACGGCCCCACAGGTCCGACTGGTCCCACAGGACCAACTGGGCCTGGCGGTACTGGACCTACTGGCCCCACTGGGCCTACTGGACCTACTGGACCTACAGGTCCGACTGGCCCAACTGGGCCTACAGGCGCACAGATTCTTAATGGTAGTGGTGACCCTTCTGGTCCCACAGGTTCTAACGGTGACTTTTATATAGATACTGGGGATAATGAAATCTTTGGACCTAAGTCAGGTTCTGGCTGGGGTTCTGGTACTTCGTTGGTAGGGCCGACTGGACCAAGCGGTCCGACTGGTCCTACAGGGCCGAGCGGACCTAGTGGTGGGACTGGTCCTACTGGGCCAACAGGCCCAACTGGACCTGATGGTCCTAATGGTCCTACTGGTCCTGCTGGCCCTCCTGGTCCGTCTGGTGGTACTGGTCCTTCTGGTCCAACTGGTCCTGCTGGACCAACTGGACCTACTGGGCCGACTGGTCCTTCTGGTACTCCTGCTGGTTCAGATCATCAGGTGCAATGGAACGACGATGGTAGCTTTGGCGCTGACGCTAATCTTACTTATGACGGTTCAACGTTAACTGCTAAGGCAGCGTTAACTGTAGGTCAAGATGATACTGGTCATGATGTTATTTTTTACGGTGCTACTGCTAGCGCTAAATTATTTTGGGATGAATCCGATGATATTCTCTATGCAGAGAATAGCCAAATAAAAATCAGAAAGGATTCAGGCAATGCACTGTTACAACTGCGAAGCGCTCATGACACTGAATCCTCCACAGGCATGATTGAGTTTCTGAAGGAAGATGGATCTCTCGCTTCACCTGCGGCAGTCGATGACGAGGCAACTTTGGGTCGTTTGGACTTCTATGGCTACGACGGTGACAGTTATGCACTCGGTGCTCGGTTCCGAGTTATGGTTGATGGCACTCCTGGTGATGGCGACATGCCAACAGAGATGCTTTTTCAAGTTAGTCCTGATGGTTCTGCAAGCCCTGTCACCGCTGTGACGATAAAGCCGACTGGAGAATCACGCTTCACAGCAGACAAAGACATCACAAACTTTGCTCCCAACACTACTTCAACACCCACTGGGATAGTTTCGTTGTACAACTCAGATGGCGCTGTTGACGATTTCACTTGTCTAGATTTCATAGGAAATGGAACTGATGCTGCTGCTCGCATAGGTATGAAGTACACAGGGTCAGGTTCGGAGCTTCACTTCGGAACTTCCAACTCTTATGGGAATGGAATCACTCATACTGGAATGAAGATTTCACCGACAGGTATTGTTTCTCCAGTGGCAGGGGCGTGGCAGTCGTGGACACCAACTCTGAACAATATCACCATAGGTAATGGGGCGGTACTTGCTTATTACTGCCAATTCGGAGATGTGGTTCATTACATGTTTAGGTTGACTTTAGGTTCAACGACTTCTTTCAGTGGCAGTATTTATTTTTCGGCTCCAGTAGATCCAGATAACGGTATTCTTTATGCACCTGCTGGTCGTTCTTGGTTAAGGAATATGGGGAGTTCTATCTATAACGGCCATCAGATGACTGTTGGTGGCAACATTTATATCTACCATGAAGATGAAACAGGTGGGTCTACAAGATCTCAAAACGTAAACGCTACTGGGCCTTTTACTTGGGGAAGCACAGACGTAATTTACGCTGCTGGTTCTTATGCTGTGGAGTTTTAGGAGATGATATGAACATTCAAATTGGTTTAGAGCCTATACACGGAATCTACAATTCAGAAAAAGAAGAATGGGAAGAAGGTGTAGAAGAAGTAACTAACGACCAATGGGCAGCAATGTTACGAGGAGTACGAGATGGTTTGCTTGCAAATTCTGATTGGACTCAAGTAGCGGATAGTCCTTTGAGCGATTCTAAGAAAGCTGAATGGGCTGCATATAGGACAGCATTGAGAGATTTACCTGCAACTGCTACTTTAGGTATGGTTGTAGATTTCCCTGATTCACCTGAAGGAGCGTAATGGAAGAACAAATACCGCAAGAAACAATACTGAAAGAAATACAAGCACGTTACCCACAGGAGTTCCTTATTTCTGTGCAAGCGGTGCGTATAGCTGCGTTGCTTAACCACATGAGAGACTGTGAATGTGAGCATTGTAGGGCGCACGCTGGGACAATAGAGGCTTAATATAGGAGACATTATGGCATTAAACTACCAAGATATAGCTTCTGCGGCTATGGGGGGTACTGCTAGTCAAACAGCACCAAAATTCCAACAGGCTAGTTGGAACACGATGAAAAACCTTGGCTGGAACGAGTATAACCGTGACCAAGAAAGAAGGAATTGGGCAAGGACCGAATCTGATTTTAACCGTGGGTTTGAAGATTTAGCGAAGGCGCTGCCTGGCCAGTACAACAGGAAAGGAATGTTAGACAGCGGTGTCTATCAAGCTGGTGCTAATAAGGCTATGACGGATCAGTTGCGGAATTATGAGAGATCTTTTCAGGACTATAACCAGAGGATGGATCGTTCTCGCTTGATGGATGACATTATGTTGGGTGATTTATCTAATTTGCGTAACCAGCTCAATACTCAAGATTACCAGTCTTTGGTGGCCTCAATGGTCAAAAATTCAGGAGGTGTAGCGTAATGGCCCATGAAGCAGGTCACGAGAAAAAACCAGACTGGGATGATGACAATTTAACTTTTGGAGCGGGCGGTGCCAAGGTAGAGGGACTTTTCAGGAGTATTCTACCTGGTGGTGGTGATGGCACTGGTGGTACAGACCTTGACCAGTTTGTAGGCGTAAATTTAGGTGGAGCTGAACGAAGCCCTGAAGCGGAACTTGCCCTCCAAAACGCAGCGAAAGAGCAGAACCAACAACAGCTCCGAAATGCAGGCATTACACATGCTTTCGATAGGGGTATGGGTGGTGCGTTTAATCCTGAGATAGGGGTTAGGAATATGGGGGTCCAGCATGGCTTTACTCCTACAGCTTCGACAAACCCTTGGAACCCTGCTAAGAGCGCTACCGATCCGTTTGATTTAACCGCAGCTAACATTGCTGCTGGTATGACTCCTGAAGATCTTGAGTATTACCAAGGGATAGAGCAATTTGTTCAAGGGTTTAATCAAGACCCTTCGGCAATGAAACCATATGACACAGAAGGTGAATATGGTGGTAGCCAAACTGATCCTTTCCAGTATGGCGAATCTGCTTTAACTAACTTACAGAATCAACGTGCGGCGATGTACGCTGATTATTTTGCGAATCAAGAAGGTTTTGCTCAAGACAAGTATGATTCGATAACTTCTTATTTGAACGAACTTCAAATTGGCGCTGACGCACAGTACCAGAAAGACATGGCAGACATGTCGGCGCAGTACGATTCGATGCAGAATTCAAGAAATGAACGTTTCGCAGAAGCTTACGCTAGGGGCGGTGATCGTAGCGGTTTAGCTATGGATACTTTGGCGAGTTTGGGAATTACTCCAGATGCTACTACGTTTGATTCTGTTACTGGCGAGACAGATAATATGTTGTTCTCTCAGCAGCAAAGCGGAGCTGACATGCTTAACACGATGCGGTTTATAAGTAATCAGATGCTTGATTTCGGTAAATCTGCTTCTTCTCGAAGTATTAGTGCAGGTTTGCAGCAATCTGAAATGGCTTTGGCTCAAGAGATGGCTAATATCCAGTTGGCTAAAGATTCCTTTGCGATAAGCGAGATAGAAGCTGCGATAGCTCAAGAGAAAGCTACTGCCGAAGCGAACGCTGCTCTAGCAAGAGCTAGTGAAGCTGAACAGAAGATGAACGCTTACTTTATTACTGCTGGGCGTGTGTACGCTCCTGAAGCTACTGACGCTGAGTTGGTGGCTATGGGTAATACTGGGCTGTTAGATCCACTTGTTCAAGCTGCTATGCAACCAGGGGTTCCTGAACCTGTAACTATTCCGTGGGGTGCGACTCCTGAAACAGGTTCTCCTATGACTCAAGAACAACTACAAATGATGGCGACGATGCACGCAATGACTAATCAGGGCCAAGCGCCGCAGTACTATCAAGACCCAGTAACAGGTTTGACAGTTCCTGTGGAATCTCCTTCTGATTTGTTGAACGTCATACAAGCCCAGACCCAACAAAGTTAACGTGTCGGAGAAAAGATTCCAGCGCTTGGAGCAGGTCAAGGATGCTAGCCATCCTAAGTTCGGGCGCATAATGGAGTTGAAAGATGCTGGTGACCCTGAGATACTAGAAGCTCCACGAGCTGCTGCTGCGAGGTCTTTGTCTAGCAAGGACAAGCCAAAGCAACATAGGATTAAGACGAGGGAAGAAATACTTGCAGATATGGGGATTGCTCCTACTGCTCCTGTTGCTAAACCTATCCAATGGAAAATTGCACGCCCGATTGAACCGTATGTGTATACTCCACCTCCTCCTAAAAAGGGCGGCGGTGGATTCTTAGGTTTCTTGGGTGACGTAATTGATGTTATTGACACTCCACGTGCTGCCATAGTTTCCACCATCAAAGAAACAGGCGATTTGTTTCAGGGTGAAGGGTTTAGTGCTTCTGATTGGTGGAAGCAAACTAGTGACAATATGATGATGGGTGAAGTGCTACGTGATTGGGGTGTTGACCTTCCTGGTCCTTTGCATTTTGTGGTTGGTCTTGGCCTTGATATAGCTCTTGATCCATTGACGTATTTGGCTGCTGGTACTTTGTCTGCTAGGTTCGCTAATCCTAATAAGGTTGCTGATGCGTTGTCTTCTGCGTCTAAGACGTATAGGGCTGCTGGTAAGATTGATGAGGCAGATATGTTGTTGAAAGCTGCTGGCAATGTTACTTCAAAGCGCTCTGTTCTTTCTGCTGGAGATGAAGCTCTCAGTCATATAGGTATGGGTGTTGGTTTACGTATGACAGTGCCTGGAACTGGTCGTATTGGTCGTACCATTATTGAAAAGCCTTTAAGGGCTATCTCTAAGAAAGCTGGGGCCGCTCTTGATGCTAGGCGTGTGCGTCAGTTACCTGAAGCGAATCTTCCTGATCTTTTGAAAGGCCCAAATAATCCTTGGGCCAAGCAAGGTAAAAGGTCTTATGATTTTTCTAAGCCTGGGAATCAGAAAAAGCTGGTGCAGAAGATTAATACGATACGTACAAATAAGTTGGCTCCTAGGACTGCTTTTACTGATCCTGCTAGACAAGCGATGAGAATGCCTGTTGAGTTGGTTAGGATACCTATTCCTGGAAATAAGGCATTTATTAAACTTTCAGCAGGTCTTGTTGGGACTGCGTTTGCGGCTTCTGCCAGTACGAAGTTTGGTCGTTCGATGGGTAATTTGTTTGGGACTCAGGGTGAGTATAACAGAGCTATTCGTGAAATTGGTAAGGGGATGGCTAAGGGCGATCAGAATGCTTTGAACATGTATGATTATTTGCGTGTGGCTAAAGGTGCTGCTGATACGGCTAATGTTCGTGTTGGTACTTGGCAGCATTCTACTCTTGAGGAGCTTAGAGATGTTCATACTATGGCTGATAGTCTTGGTGTTAATTACGATGATTTGATGTGGCGTGCTGCTGAGGAACCTTGGCAGCTTGTAGATGAAGCTGGTAATTCTTTTTTTAATCCTCGTTTGGCAGATATTGGTTTAACTGAATCTGATGAAGTTATGGAGTTGCACGCTAGGGCTCAAAAGTTCTGGGAAAACGCTGGGCAACGCCTCCAAAAAGAGTTGGAGCCATTTGGTGTTCGTGTTGATCTCATGGACTTTAGGGACGAGTTTTATGTTCCTCGTTTCCTTGATGAGGTGGAAGCTGAAGGGGTAGTTAAGGGTGTTCAGGCAGATGGTAGCAGGGTAACTATAAATACCGCTATTGGGAAGTCGAATGCTTCTGGTCTTGTAGGCAACGCTTTTTTAAGATCACGCCAGTACGTTACTCCTAAAACCATGAGAAATAACTTTCGAGCAGACAAGTCAGATGTTGCTGGTCGAATGGGTATTGGACCTAATAACGCTGACATGATTACTGATGAAATGGTTCATAAGGCTGCTGTCGCTCAAGGGCTTGATGGGGCAAAGAAAGGCACTTTCAAAGTTGGCATGTACACTCCTGAGCAGCTTGATGCGTTATTTGACGATTTGTTACGTAGCCCAACTGGTGTTTCGTTTGAATATGCGAATGGTGGTAAAGTGTCTAACAGCTACCTTGGAAGGCAACTGGATGATGTTGAAAGAGCTGGCGGCGTTAGAAGCCAAATGGAAAGAATAGGTGCAGAAGAACTAGGGGCAGACTACAAGAAAATATACAGTGAAGACTTTAATCAGGCTATGGAACGTTATGTTAATCAAGCTTCCCATAGGTTGCGTGAAAATATGTATATGGCGGCTTTGGATAACGCTGGTATAACAATCAGGGTCCAGGATCTTGACGGAGCAACAATGTGGTGGGGTCAAGAAAGTAGAAGGATTAGTTCTCAATTAAATGGTTTCCTTAATGACATTGGTAAGGGTTTAGATGGCGCTGATGCTAGGTTGGCTCGTGAAGAACCTTTACTGGATCAAGCTGCTAAACGCAAAACTGCGTATGAAGAAGCTACTGGCGGTGAAGGCATTGATGCCGCAAGCGCACGAAAATTTGACCGAGCAAACGAAGAGGTAACTGAAGCTACTCGTCAAATTGCGGAAATTAAAAATATCATAGCTGCTATCAATGACCCGAACATTAAGAATTTGCCCGAAGGTATTAGCGTTGACGTTTTTGAGTTGCTTCGACCACCTACGAACAATCCGAGTAGGGGATCAAAGATATTCAATAAAGCCCTTGTAGATCATGCTGGCTATTTAGATGACGCTGAACAAGCTGTTCTAGTCGTTAACGATATGGCTGAAACAATTAATGATATTACTCAGATGAGAATTAGCATTCAGCAAACGTTAGACGCTATGACTGACGTTAGCCCTGCAACAAAGCAACAATTTAAGAACTTGCTTGATGAGTTGGACGAAGCTATTGAATCAGGGACTAGAGGGGTTCAAGAATTGAACTTGAACTATATGGATAACATTTTGAAAAACGATCCTGGTGTAACCTTTCTCAACCATTATGATGAGTTGGGCGAAATTGTTACAAAGGATACGACGTATAAGATAACGAGGAATGGTCGTAAACTTTCTTCTAAAACGTTTACGACACCTGTTGAAAGGGAGTTGCGTAACTTTGTGAAACGTATGGCTACTGCCGCTAAGAACGCTAAGGATCCTGTCGTTAAGGCCAACATACTTGCAGATGCTAAACGTGTTGAACAGTGGCTTGACCGTGTGTCTTCTGCTAAGAAGTTATCTTCTCAGTTGGGTGAGCAGCGTATTTATTCTGGTGTGCTTAATTTAATTAAATCTGTTGATGAAGGTGTTGTTAAGATTGATGAGATAGCTGGAATTAATGTTATCCAAAATCAGATCGACGAAGTAGATCAGTTAATATCGAGTAGCTCTGGTATTAATAACCTTGATCCTCAGTCGCAAGCTTTAAGAGATACGTTAGAGTCTGAGCTGCGGTATTTGGAGGATGTTAACGAAGCTAATAAAGCTGCTCTTATCGATATACAGACTGAGTGGGAGCAGAAAGCTGCGTATTGGAATGACTTGTATCAAAATAGGAAAATAACTGTTGAGGAGCTCACGGCAAGGATAGAAGCTTTGAATGATGCTAGACAGGTTATGTTGGATCGGGTCCAGTTGGAGATAATTCCAAGAGGGCAGGTCACAGGGACTCTTTCAGATAGGTTAGCTAATTTAGGTCGTGTAGATTTGGAATATGCGGATGTGGGCCGTCAGGGAGAGATACCTGTTGGTGCTAAATTTGCTGCTGGGGACGCTCAACGCAAAGCGATAAGTATGATTCGTACCGCTAGGGGCCAGCACCAGCTTTTTGATGCGTATGGCGGCGCTTTGAACGAGTACATGTTGAAGCATACTTCTATGGAGTTTAAGAATGGGACGACAGGAGTTCGACGCACAATAGGGCCAGGTGGTAAGCAAACCTATGGACGAGCTGAGAGGGCTTTTGCTGGCAGGGCTGTTGTTGGTGAATTTACTGATGATGAGATGGAATTGTTATTGAATGGGATGGCCACTCTTGGGAAAATGCAGGATCCGCAGCAGCTAGGTGAATTTTGGAAGAAGTACGATAAGTTTCTTAATTGGTGGAAGGCTCAGGCTGTTACTAGCCCTGGTTTCTTTATGCGAAACCAGATGGGTGGAATGTGGATAAATAATCAGTTGAACGATGTCCCTATGCACACTCATGCACGTGTTCGACAAATTAGGAAACTTGCGGTGCAAGAAGGAGACGGTAATGCTCTTGTAGGTTTGGAGCGGTTGATTGCCAAAGGAAAGCATGTTGATTTGGGCGGCTTGTATGGCAATTTAATTTCTGGCGGTACAGGTATGCGAACTGTAAGTATCGACGAGTTGCGGACTTTCAAGAGTTGGTTTGAAACTGGGATGGCTGGTCAAGGTCAGGTGACGATGGAATTACCTACAGCGTTTGCTGGGGTAAGAGGTGGCGCTTGGAAACAAGGGTCTTTGAAACCTTGGGACGTTGATTGGAAGCCTATGAACTGGGTTCGTGCTAGAAACGCTGATTCAGAGTTTATGCTTCGTGGTGCTTTAGCGCACCATAATATGATGACAGGCGCTACCGTTGAGGACGCATGGAACTCCGTTAGGAAGTTTCATTTTGATTACGGCGATTTAAGCATGGGTGAACGTCGAATAAAGAAAGTTATCCCTTTCTATGTCTGGCAGAGAAATATCCTTCCTGTGCTTGTGGAGTCTATAGGTAAGAATCCTAAAGCTTGGGGAAGGTTGCAGCAGGTTAAGGGCGAGCTGGAATTGTATTCAGACCAAGAGGGGATGGTCCCACATTGGTTTGGTGAGAACATGGGGATAAGGTTACCTTTTACTAGGGGTGGCAATCGAGTTTATGTGATGCCTGATCTTCCTTTCCGTGATTTGAATAAAATTACGAAAGACATGGATAGCGCTGTAGATGTTAAAGGTTTGACTGAGGGAGTGTTTAGGCTTGGTATGGAATCTGCTCTACCTCCTGTAAAGCTTCCAATAGAGCTCATGATGGGTAAGCAAGTGTTTCAAGGTATTCCTTTTAGTGGAAGATACCAGCAGGCTCCTTTCTGGGCGCAAATTCCTGGAGTTAGCCAAGCTTTGATTACGACAGGTTTAGCTAAACGAGCGAAAAATGGTCGTTTGGTTATGAGAGATAACCATATTTATAGCTTCGACCAGTGGTCACCGTTGATAGGGAGAATGCGAAGGTTAGTACCTAACGAAAGATCTAAGGAAGAAGCCGCCTTTACTACGTGGATGAATACTATGCTGGGTACTGGCATTAGGGTTAATACTCCTAGGATGAAATATAGCGAGTTTATACGTCGCCAAAAAGAATTTCAACAAACTTGGAGAGACAACATAGATATTGAAATGAGGGTCAGATGAGTAAAACAATTATTAGTAGAAAAGGTTGGGGTTCAAGAGGGCCACGAAAACCTTTTAGCTGGTTAAATAAGCGGCGTGTGCAAGGCATTGCTTTGCATCATTCTGGTGTGAAGAATGGTCCGAAGGGTGTGGCTGCTGTTAAGGCGTTTGAGCGTCATCATATGGATGCTAATGGTTGGAATGCGATAGCTTACAACTGGTTGGTTGATGAAGATGGCGTTATTTATGAGGGGCGTGGCGCTGGCGTTATTTCGGCTGCGACACGACCATATAACAGTAGGACTGAATCTATTTGTTATACAGGGGATGGCGATAAGGCTGTTCCTGAGAAGTCGTTGGAGTCTATTCGTTGGCTTATTGGCGATATTCAGGAGCGTTACGGTCAGAAGTTGTGGGTTAAGGGCCATCGTGATCTTGCATCTACGTCTTGTCCTGGTACTTGGTTGTATAACTGGTTGCAGAGCGGTATGGGGATTACTCGTATGCCTGAACCTCAAGAGTGGGATGGTATTAAAGCCCAAATAGAGCGACTTGGAGCTATTGTGGCTAGGAAGCCACTGTCTAGGCGGCGTAGAAGCCGTGGAGAGGCTGTGAGGGTCGCTCAGGAGCGTCTGAAGGCAATAGGGATAGACCCTGGCCCTGTAGATGGCGTGTTTGGAGGTCGTACACGTATAGCGGTATTGAATTTCCAACGGAAATATAGAGACGTGTTGTCAGTCGATGGAGTCATTGGCCGCAACACTTGGAAAGTGTTATTCTCGTAGTGGGACAGTCGCTACATTAAATAGGAGGCTATTATGCCAGAAGGAAAAGGTTACGGAGATTTCGAGGATACGTTTGGTTCTCAGAACGAACAACCCTATGATTCTACGTCAATTATGAACAAGGCAGACGTAAGTGAAGCTGCTAAAGCTAATGCAGCGTACTTGCGGTCTACTGGATTAGGGAATGCGACCAGTAATGGTCGGCCATTCGGAAAGTAAAGGGTCATGCCTAAGAAAAAATCAGCACCGTACAAGAAACCTAGCGCAAAGAGGCCTAAACCGCCTGTTAGAACAATGCCTATTCGAGGCAACGTAGATCCTAGAACAGGAAGGCCGTCTAAGCCTAGGCCTAAACCTCAACCTATAGGGCCAAGGAAACCTGGCACAAAGAAACCTAAGAAACCTCTGCCAAGGAATCCTCGCACAAAGCCTCGTGGTACTGCTGATCCTAGAACGGCTAGTCCAACTCGTAGAGGTGGTACAGTAGCAGCTCGGCCCAAGAAAGGTACTAAACCTAAAGTAGTGAAAGGGAAGATGGGTAAGGTAGCAGCTAAACGTAGCGGTGGAACAGCAGCAGCTAGGCCTAAACGAGGTAAAGCTAATCCAGCTACAGCTAGTCCAACTCGTAGAGGTGGAACGGCAGCTAAGAGAGGCACTACCCCTAAAAAAGGTCCAGCAAAAGGAAGTTCCGCTAAGCGAGGTAAGGCAGATCCAAGAACGGCTAGCCCCTCAAAGAGAGGTGGAACTGTAGCAGCTAGGCCTAAGAGAGGTACAGCAGATCCCAGAACAGCTAGTCCCACAAGAAGAGGTGGAACAGTAGCAAGACGGAAAAACTACCCATCAAGAGGTAACGTAGATCCTAGAACAGGAACTCCTAAGCCACGACCTAAACCTCGTATTGAGCATACTCAGAGGAAGCCTAAACCTAAAGCACCTAGAAGAGCGCCTTCACGAAATGTGGTGCATGGATCTTATGGTCCTGCTGGGCTTGAGTCTTGGCGAAAAGGTTTGGATCAGGGGCTGAAAAAAGCTGCTAGGTCCAAACAGCAAGAGCACAAGTTCAAGAACTATAGGCCGTAATGACAGAGTTAGCTAAATTCAGTTTAGCCAACTGGCTTGAACGCACCTTATGGACAGCGGCTCAATCTTTCCTAGCCATATTCGTAATAACTGATCTATCTACCTTGACGGCAGCAGCTACTGCTGGTGGAGCAGCGCTGCTATCTGCTGTTAAAACTTTAGCTCAAGAACGACTTAAATCGTAGCCCTCATGTCATATGAGGAGTACTACAGCGGTCCATCAGATGAGTTTGAAGACCGTTGGGCTGACTTCATGGCTATTGAGGGGTTAGACATCGAGGTAGAGGTCGCTGAAGAAATACGATCTAATTTAACGAAGTTAGATATTATGGATGGCACTCACGGCCAATGGCATGACGGACGACTAGGTGTGCTTATTGTTTTTGACAATGAAGAAGCACGCAACATAGTTAGACATTGGAAAGAATCAGCTAAGGGCAATCTTATTTCTTTGACTTGTATTCTTAATTGGGTTGAAGGTTTCTCTTACTTCCTTCAAGATTGCATTGATACGAGGGATTTAGAATCCTAGCTTATCTCTGACTACTTCATGTTCTAGTAGTATTCGTCGCATCTTATTTGCGAGTGCGTCTCTTCTGCGAGCAAACGTTGTCTTGGGTATGCCTAGTACTTTAGCTACGAACCTCATGGACAATCCTATGTCTACCAGCATGTGGTATATCCATTGTTCTTCTTCTGTGAGCCTTGAGAACATATCTTCAACAGCTTTGTAAAGCTCGTCGTGTTGACGTTCCATTAGCTCTTGCGAGACTTCTGGCTCTTGGCCAGGTTTAGCGTTTAGGATCGCTTCTATTTCTGTAGAGTAGTAAGACGATATAGAATTAGCTCCTTTGCGTGTACGCACAGGAGCTAGGGAGGGGAACTTGAGAAGCTTTAGCCTATTAAATAACTTTTCTCCCTCGCTTACTTCACTCGTCATTCCAAGGGAGTAGCTTGGAACTTATAGAGAAGTATTTTTTACCTTCTTGAAAGTTGCCTAGCGGAACATCATTCTTATTAATGATATTCATTAACTCCCTAAATTTAACTTCAGCATAATTTTGCCTGGTAGACGACCAGACCCATAGGTATAGCGGAGCTTCTAGTCCGTCCCACCATTGCATGGCTGCGATTTTTTCCATCTTTATTTTCAAAGGTGTTCTACCCATGCCCATTACTTCTACTAGTCGTGTAGGGTCTGCCTGCACGTAATCTGGAGTGTAGCGTATAACGTGGGGGAGGTAGTGAAATTTGGTCATTCCTTCTGGCCTGTTAAAACCAAAACGAGCCCACTGTATGTTGTGGGCTTCAAATTGAGATTCTGCTTCGTCTCCCATAGAAACAAAACGCTCTGCGTATGTTCCTTGGTGGAATGGTTTGTCTGTCATTTTTTCCTTCCTACTAAGCGGTGTATTTGACGGTCATCGTCATAGGCAAGACCGTTTAATGCATCCTCTATGCCCTTAACATAATTAGATATGTCGCCCCTTAGAGGAGAAGATTCACAATCCATTTCTGTGATTGTGACAATAGCTCGTTTCTTCGACAAAGTTATTGTCATTGAAACTGGGCCATCGAATTTTGGACCTTTGTAATAGTCACGTACTGCTTGTTCATAGTCCCTAGTTCCCTTTGGCGTGTAGGCCCATTGTTTACCATTCTTGCTGGTGACCCTGGGCCTTCCTTTGCTTTTGGGTCTTATAGGGATCGAGAACTTGTATGTTTTAGTCACGGACTTGCACCCTAGACGCTGCTAGTTCGACAAGCTCTCTGATCCGTGTCTCTCGATCTGCACGTCCCACGTATTTACCTACCCTGTCGTCTAGTCTTCTTACCCAATCTATAGTAGCTTGGATTGAAAATTCTTGCCATATAAGGCTACCAGCAAACGCCAATAGCGTCGCTGAACGGTCAGTAACAGGCTTCCCACGCTTACTTGTTGGGTCTTCCCATATCTCTTTAGCTACTCCTTGGAACTCTCCGTCGATGCGTGTCCCCTTATCCTTTATGCGTAAAGGAGCTGGTTCTGTAGCCCGATGTAATGCCAGTAGCTTTCGATAGACAGAAGGTGTGGTCCTGGATTCCATTGCTGCTTCTACAAACTCGTTCAGGTTGTATCCTGCTACGACTTGTCTTCCCTTGGTCCTTATCTTTGGGTATGGGAGTCGTAGGCAGTTTCCTATCTTGCCTTTTTCTAGGCTTGTTTGTTTCGGGTAGACTTCTCTTATTGGTACGTCTACTGTTCGGCAGGCTCCGATCATTCCGTTTCTAGCTACCGTTGCTGATAATGCTTCTTTGAGGTAGACCCATACGTGGTAGCCTTTGCTCCTTGAAGGTTCTTTCCAAGCTGTTATGTTCATCTTGGCTAGTAGCGCAACTAGGTTATCTGCGTGTACGTCGCTGATGTCGCCTTCGTCTAGATCGACTGCGGCCCAGTTGACCATCCACACGTTGTTGCGTTGCCATAATGGGTAGACACCGATTGGTGTGTCCCCATTGAGATGCTCGGCAACGTATTCAAGGTAGTCTTCTGGTGTGACATTTTTACTTAAAGGATGTACCTTGTCTTTGACTGATGCGACTGCGCCTCCTTCGTGGAGGGTGGCGAAGTCTTCTAGTAGTTGTTTTACTCTAGCCATCGGTCATCCTCTGGGATGTCGGATTCGTAGTATTCTCTAACGAATCCGCAGTCTGGGTCCATAAAGTAATCTATGGGGGGCGAAGTTATCTTACACGGTGGCCTCTTGTTCTTACATAAATCAAGTGAAACACTCACGCTGTGTATCCTTCGTTCTTCGTCTGATAGCTTCGGGTTGTCCCTCTTCCTAAATACGTTTAATTGAAGTATAGCATATTCGTCGGCGTTGAATTTACCGTCGTCCATCCCTCTGCTGGAACCTCTATGGGATTGCTTGCCTGATTGGTGTATCAAGCCCACTGGTAGGTTCTCTGCTTCGGCCCATTCCTTCATGCCCTTGAGGACATTTGATACGCCTTCGTATCCTGAAGCCTTGGGTAGCTGTTCCAGGAAATCCACCATGACGAAACGTGGCTTGTGTTGCCAGTAGTCTTCGCATTCTCGCATGGCTTCGCTCATGTCATCGAAACTTAACGCCGTCGGAAAGATCTTGACACGATCTAGGAAGCCATCTCTGGCTTCTTTGATCTCTGAGATCACATCTCTATCTTCTGTCCGTAAAGCTTCTTCTACTTGTGCGAGGTTTCTGCGGTAAAGCAAAGCATATAGCTTTGACACAACCAAGATCTCTGGCTCGTCTGGGGTGTAGATCACACCGTAGAAGTCAGGGTCTTCCTGTAGGTTACGAGCGATGCTAGACAACAAGACGGCGCTTTTACCTGAGTGCGCTCTGCCAGTTACGACTAGTACATCGCTTGGCCACACTCCTCGCATCTTCTCGTCTATCGCTTGCAATCCCATGTGGAAGCAATCGTGGGAAGCTTGAGCGTAGTTTACCCATTTGTCCACTGCTTCTGATGTGGGTCTAAAGAATTTGTATTGCTCTCCCTCTTCTGGAAGATCAAGGCCAGTCAATCTGGCCTCAATCTCCTCTTCGGTGAGAGCTGTTACGCTCTCCTCCATTATGACCTAGGCTTGTAAGCGTAGTCTTGGAGCTCTGCTCGACGAGCTACCCAATCCCACTCAATAGCATCATCCTCGGTCTGTCCCCCAACGACATCCCAGACAGTGAGAGGTACATTACTGTCGCCTTCTCGTATCCATATGCCGTGGTTCTTCTGGATCTCAAAGCCAGCGTAAGCAAGGGCTTCAGGTGATATGGAGAAGTTCGGGAAGTTGTTCCCACTCTTAGCCACATCAGTTGAACCATCTGCTCTTTCCTTGACTTCATAAACGGTTGTTTCAGTTCCGCTAGTAGAGTCATTCCACTTGTTGGGGTGGAAAGCCAGGATATTAAACGCTGCTTGGTTTATCTCAGCGTTCTTCCCAACACATGTAGGTAGACGCTTGTAAACCCTGCCGCTCATTTTACCACCTGCTGGCTTCTGTGGCGGTGCAGCTACGGATTGAGCTGTTGGACCACTTTGGCTACTATTGGTGGGTGCTTTCGCAGGGGCGCTTGGCGCATTACTTGCAGGTTTGGAAACAGCACTTTTGAGTTTCCGCATCACCACGCCAGTATCACTTATGTCAAATTCTTGACCTGCCTGCTTTAACACTTCGCTCTTTGCTAATTCAAAAAGTGAAGCTGCTTCGGCAGCGATACCTTCATCACCCATTGACACAGGAACTACTCGCTCAATCATGAGGGAATAATCCGCTGTCTCATAACTTTGTTCACTCACCTTTTGGGCGAAATGAACAGTAATTTTAGATGTCTCTGTCATCTCTTTCTTCTTTCTCCCTTTACCAGGGGTCTTCTCCGAGGTGTTCTCCTCGGCATTTACCTGCCTGCCATACTGGACACCATTTAGGTGAGCAATGCCACCCTTCCCATCGTTGAGGCCACGTTGTTGCCTCGTCAATGGTCAATAGTGTCGGCACTATGGACCAGCAAAGTTCTATAAACGCCGCCTTGTCCTGCTCTGACCTGTAGATCTCTATGACCTGCAAGTCTCCATCCGCAAAGACGGCTAAATTAAATTGTTCTTTCTCCAAAGCCCAAGTATAGGCGTGGCTTTGTATATCCCAACGTTTTTTCTCCCAAGCAGGATAATGTCTAGAGGGATTCTTCCAGTCCCAAAGCACGCCGCTTTTATCGTTCCAATCGGCAGTACCAGTTAGAATGAGCTGAACCCCATGCCTAACACCCATCGACTTTTCAAAAGTCTGTTCAACCCCAACTGGATCTAAGATGGGGTTCAGCTCGTTGTACCAAGTTGTGACATTGGCACGACATATATCGACCACTTGCTCGTAACTGTGTCGCCAGACATCAACCAAATTTCCGTTCTCCGCTAAGAATGTATCTGAAACATCTATGAGCTCATCGTAGTCAACTTCTTCGGATCCCCCCATTCTAACTAAACCAGCATGCTCTATTGCGGCATGTACAGCGTTACCTCGGATCAAGTCACTTGTTTGTTTCTGCGTGACTAGCCCAAGCCGCTCTTGCCTGGCTTGCTCAGGGCATCTCAAGAAATTATTTATCCAACTTTGACGTAACCTAATTTCTTGCATCTCTCTCCTTTAATGTTGAGGCCAAGTGCAAGGGAGAGTTAACACTTGACCTCAACGGTGTTACCTTGGGGGGTAAGGTAGGGCCACCTTTGAGGTGGCCCCCCTTACCCCCCATTATAGGGTTTACGATAGACAAAGCAACGTCAACCATAATTTTTTCTTTCCCTTCTGACTCTTGTATAGCCATAGTGCGGCTCTAGGACAATTCCTTTCAAACGCCGCTGGGCCTCAATTTCCTTGCTATTTAGACCTCCCCACACCCCAAAAAATATGTGATTATTGACTGCGTAATCCAAGCATTCTGCTTTCTTGTCACATTTCCTACATATTGTTTTGGCGTGGTATTGCCCTCGCCTGGTCCTTTCATTGAAGAAGAGCTCTGTCTTCCCCTTGCAAGGAACGTTTGATGTATCAAACATCTTCGCAATAGAATTTAGGGGTGAACTGTGATAGTCGTTCAGACTCTGCTTCCTTGTACATGTCATGAGCTCGCTGCCTAGTTACACCTAGCACTTTCGCTGCACTAGCAATACCGCCGTGGCCATTCTCAGTTGCATATGTGTAAAGAGATTGCCGCTTAAAGTATGAAGCTATCTTCATCCAGCGTTCGAGCCGCTTATACCAAGCATCAAACTGTTTCATCCTAAAGACAGGTTGTCTACCATCGTACTGGCAGGCATCAATGAAATCCTCGTCAGTCCAATGTGCCGAAGTTTCATCTATACCTAGGATGCTACTCACCTCCTGGAATAGGCCTCTATGTGATTTGTATTCTGGTTCCAAACTCATTATTCATCTCCTTTGTTGTTGTATATTTCATTTGGGTCTTTACGAAGCCTTTGCCGCTGCTCTTCCATGTTTATCACGTTCTCGTCATCTTCTATGGCGATACTAAGTGCTCCACACATAAGCCCGAAGGCTTCATCCACAGCTTCAAAATGGTCAACCATCGTAGAAATGCGGTCAAGCAAAAGCATCAAAGCTTCTACGAATTGGCCTTCTAAGGCTCCAAAATTTATTCTAGTTTCATCGTTGTTCATCTTCACTCCAATTCGCACCTGCACAAAATGGGCAAGTGTCATACCTTTCCGTCACACGATCTGAAATGATCGCACGACAATCTAAACATTTGTTCCACCACTTTGGCTTCACATACGAAGGCTTACGCCTACGACCTTTATTAAAATCTTCTGTATCAAAGTCCATAACAACTCCAATGCTGCCAACCTCCACCCCTTGTGGTTAATAGCCACGCTGACGCATAGATATTAGCCACAGGGTCAAAGGGCGAGTATCCTGGCATGCCTATGGCGGCAGCCCGATCATCCCAATAACGAGGCATGTGTTGCATCAAACCTGATGCCTGATCGACAGGGTTAGAGTACACGTCCGTGTTATGAGCATACGGATCGCCACGACTCTCGCAATGGAGCACCCTCATGAAGGTGTCTAACTCTTCTGGTATCCCATAATCCTCTAAAGCTTCAGCAACTATAGGAGCCCACCTGTCGGTTTGCCATCCCCATACTTCAGGGACAGGTTCTACCACAGGAACCCACGGAATGGTAAAGAACCACAGTAAATTAATCATTTATCCTCCTAAACAAATCAGCGTAAGCATACGCAGCTTGCAACGGAACGACAGCATTGCCCAAACAGCGAAGCATGCCCCGATAGGGCAAGTCGTTCCCTGTCACCCAACCTTCGGGGAATCCCATCATCCACTCGATAAACGCAGGGTTCATCTTCCAGTTGATGGCAGGGACAGGGGCTGGCCTACCTAAGATGGCTTCCCATCTTCGTATAGCTCCATCATAACGACCCCAGGTAGTCTCCTTTTCTTCCACGCATGGTTCCAGTTCATGTTTTTCCCATAGTCCTTCCAGTCCCTTGCCGTTGGTGTTGGTAGCAACGCAGAACCATCTATCCCTACGGTGAGGCGCTCCGACTTCTGCCGCATATAAAGTGCGCCACTCCCATCTGACGAAACCTCTGTGGGCCATTTCTGCACAGACTCTGGCGAGAGCGTGTCCATTGTTAGTGGATAGAAGTCCTCTGACGTTTTCGAGGAGGAGCCATTTCGCCCCTGCTTCTTGAGCCAGCTTGCAAATATCCGCAATGATGAATCTTTCATCTTCTGTACCTTTCCTTTCTCCAGCTATGGAAACAGGTTGGCAGGGGAACCCACCAACCACCAAGTCCACCTTTGGGGGATCCTGGATTTGTGTTAAGTCACCTAGATTAGGCACACCAAAGTGCTCATCTAGGATCTTGGATGCAGCCGCATCCGTTTCGCTCACCCATTGAAGGTCAGTGTCAGCTATCATTCCTAAGCCGAGCTCTAAACCTCCTATGCCTGAGCATACTGAACCTACTTTCATATATTCTCCCTTCGGTAGTAGGGGCAGGCGAGTGGCACTCGCCCTTAACCGCCGAAAGGAAAAACGACTAGCCCCATCTACCAGAGCTAATCGTCCTTCCTCCATGCGTCATTTTCTCGAAGATCCGCAAATGATACTTCTGGATCTTCAACAGTTTCGTCAAGGATTACCTTGTACGCCGAGTTCTCTACGCTGTCTAACAAATTTAATGCCCTAGCGTATTCGCCCTCGTATATTGCATGTCGAATTAGACCTGTCCATTTAGTGATAAATGTGGCTAACGACTTCAGTGTGTGTTTCATATAATACACCTTTCTTGTTACACTTATTATATCAAAACAAAGTCATCTTCTTGTTGACTTGGGGTGAACTTTTTCGTTATTCATCATCATCTTCAATAAAATCTTCCCCCACTGAAGACCAACATGAGTCACAAATATGGTGTCCAGAACGTATGCCGATAATCTGTTCCCTGTACGCAAGGGTAGCTTCAGGCCAGACATCTTGGACCAGCGCAACCCATTCCTTACTGGTATATATATCCCATCGGTAAGGGTCTATGAGCACGCCTGAAACCGTGTAACATGAGTTGCATTGTACTTCTTTATACAACCAGTCTTCGGTTATCTCATTTCTCTCCATCATTTTCTCCTTTCTATCTTGGATTAATAGCGAATCGGACATTGCCCTTACCTACAGTGCAGTAATCGCACTTAGCGCAAGCGCCTTCCCCGATATATTTGCCTGCCTTTGTAGTCTCTTCAGACCACTCGACAAGATCTATACGCCCAACTTGTTCTGGGCATTTAAGGCCTCTGGGTTCACCACATAGCTCTGCTACAGCCTGTGTCTCTGCCCAGTCCTTACCGTTGAAAGCAAACATTACATGCGGATTCTCGGATCGAACTTGCACAGCCCATTCCCAATTCCACATGTCAGTGCTCATATACACGGCCAGGTTCTCAGCAGTCAGCGTCGGCACATACTGGAAGCATCTGGTGTATACCCAGAACTTCACATCAGGGTAAGCTATGGCGATCATGTCCATCGCTTCCGCAAATGCGTGCGATGGGATGTCCCCATCCCAGAACCAACGAAACTGCCATTTGTCCACTGGCACGTTACGCTTGATCTTCTGGTCGATAGATGCCTTCACCCCAACCTCAAGCAGCTTATATAAAGCTACCTTGTCGTTTAGATGTGGTTCTATCGTTTTCCAGTTGTGCTCTAGCGCATTCCGCACAGTAGTCCATTGGCGCTCCGTAGCTTCCGCATAACACGAATCACAGAACGGTGTCCTATTGGTGCATCTGCTGGCAGACAAGCCGAAACTATTCTTGTCGTTGACAGTAGCCTCTGTACCCAGCTCACCCTTTTGGGTGGCGTGGTTCGTGACCTTCCTGTCTCCTGCAAATTTAACTGGTGTTTCTAACATCATTCACCTCCTTTCGTTATTTTGATAGTTTGCCAAGCCTCTACGCTAGGCCAAGCATCCGCAGGGATGCCTGACTTATCTATTAAGGCAGCGACTATCGCTTCACCTTGTTCTTCGGCCTCAAAGACATCATCGCAGTCACGTGCAACGACATTAACTTCAAAGCTGACTGTTACATCTACCTCATAATCAGGCATGGCTATCCTTCAGGCGTGTGCTTGATGGATCCACTTACAGTGAAGGACTCGTGCTTAAAGAAGTCCTTGATCTCATCTTGGACATACGACTCTAACTCGTTATACAAGTCGTAGGAATCAAGACATGACTGAACTTCGGAAGCTATTTCTGACATGTCAAGTTCGTACCTAACTTCGCTAGCTAACGTACTTAGATCTATGTCGTCAGAGTTCCCTTTGTAATGGTCTTCGAGGTAGGGTGCCAGGTACGGAGCGATTGCCTGAGCGCACGCTTGCAGTATCTTGTCCAACCCCCTCGCTGCATTAGGGTTTACTTCTCCCATTGTTTTTCCTTTCTCCCTTTCGGGGTTTTATTGTTTAACTATTTCACCTTCGTCGGGCGTACCCTCGAAGTCCTTATTGGCGATTGGAGCCAGCTTTCTGCTGTCAACCATTTCATCGCCGAACGCCCTTCTCATGCGGCGTTCGTAGATTAATTTATCTGTCCAATAGTCACTCATCTGTTATCACCTCCTCCATATCCTCTAGAGCGTCCATTATCATTTCAGCCTGTTTCCGCTGATCTTCGGGGCCATTCGCATACACGTTGACACTTTCCTCACCTCGCTCAAAAGCTTTGAACGCAGTAGTCAGAGCTGTGAAGAAGTCTACTTCTTCCGCTTCGATGGAATGGTTCACCCATACTGTAAAGCTATTCATTTGTAATCACCTCCTCGTGCTCAACTGCGACCAGCCTGAATCCCCAGCTAACCGCATCATTCAGATAATCTACAACGAATTGAGCTAAGCTCAATCCTTCCAGACCATCACGGCGACCTAAGTCATCAGGGTGGACCCATACTTCTACAGGTATTTTATGTATCATTACTCTTTCACCTCTTCAATGTCTAAAACAGTTGTGCTGGTGTGCATAGCATGGTCGTGAGCATTGTTAATGTTTGATTCATTCTCCGCTTTGTCATAAGCGGTATGCTCGTCATCTGCCTCTACCTCTACCCACTCGTCATCCTCGTAGGTATGGTTGAGATGTACTTTATACGTTGGCATTATTCACCTCCCCGAAGCTGTCACCCTCAAGAGGCAACATAGACAAAGAAGACCCATTGTCCCAATCAATACAGACAGACCAACAGTTCTCGTTGTCTATCTCATACTTGATAGTACCCAGGTCTCCCTTCTTTAATCTGGTATAAGGATCAGACGAATGATGGAACTCCACCCTTCGACCAGCCCTTGATTTATCTATAGCCATATAAATATCCTTTCTCTAAATGTTTACATGAACTTTATTTTTATTTCAGCGACCCTACCGCCATCCATTTTGGCGTACACAGGGTAACAGCCGTCGCCCCAGCCAGTGCTAGTAGCACAGCCCAAGTCGAACTCTCCAGCTCTTTCAGCTATGGTCATCTCACAAATCTCCTTGTAAAGACCGTTAAGCTTCTCGTCTGTAGTGTTGTTATCTGCCAGCACATAGCATGGGTCAACCATCATGATTTGACCTGAATCTACAGGGCAGTTTCCTATCAATTTCCAGTTAGGCATACCTCACCTCCCTTCATGAAGCCTCATCTAACGAATCCTTGAGCGTCGGCTCAAAGTACTTATTCCCCCAAACAATGGACCTCAATACGTCCTGCATATAGCTTGGCGAATCTTCGATCACCTGTTCCAGGTCCTCATCTACATGTTTGTCAGGCATGACTTACCTCCTCTGGTATCAGCCCTCGCTCCGTGTAGTGCTCAATAAACATATTGTTGCAGTCCTCACACATGATCTGCCCCGACGCATTGATACACTCAGGTTCCAACGTCTTGCCAGTGCAGAAGTCGCAATCCACCTCACGACACTCCCAGCACAGCCAGCCATCCACCTCTATTTCTTCTTCTGTCTCATAACAGAAAGCAACAGCGTCCGCACCTATACGGTTAACGAACTTACCGCTGCCCATAGATGTATCTTCAGTACATCCAACGCAGATGTCATCAAAGAGATCATCCAACGTTTCTACAGTAAATGCTACGTCTTCCATAGCTCACCTCCTTCAGGTGTTTGACATATCTCTTATAGGTCTAACGAATCCTTTAGACCTCCTATTAAAGTCTTCGTTAGCTTCACTAAGTCCGACAATGTAGTTACCCCACGCTGCATCAAGCAACATGTCGTCATCACATGCAACCCTCCAAGTAACATACTCTTCTGGGTCTATGTTTCCGTGATGGCACAGAACCACACCTTCCCATCTGCCATTCGGCGCTTGGGTGAGCTCAATCCTGACGATTGGTGCATCATTTCGCATCCTCATATTTTCACCTCCCTCCTTATGTCACGTGACATGAGAACCCTAGCCAAACACATGATGTGGATAGCTCTGTATCGCTTCCCTACAAGCATCCTGTAGGTTACGTAACCACTGCACATCCTCTGTGCATGTGGGCTGATACTGCTCCTCTGCAAGAGCTAAACCAACCCACCAGTTAAAGTCATAGAGGCGGTCCAGGAGATCCTTCGGTTCGTGAATCTTCACGCCGACCTCTACATTTCTGCTGTCTTTCATATTCTCACCTCCTTAAAGGCATGGGTATTGTTTGCTGTATCGCTTCCACGCTTTTTTGAAGCGTGGGATAACGTATTCTTCAAACCACGGCATGTTGTTATCAAAAGTCTCGAATGTCTGTGGTTTTATATTTGCCAATTTATCGCTTATGGCTACCGCTTTTTCTTCTACCTCCTCTGCGGAATACGCAGGGTGTAGCACTAGAAAAGCGTCGTGGAATAGATGGAGCGCAAACGTGTACGATGCGACCTCCTTAGCAAGATCTAGGCTATGGGCCTTCTGTCGTTCAAGCTGCTCCTCCAGCTCTCTAATTCGTTTAGCCTTTTTCAGCATGTCTCACCTCCTTCTACAAGCTTTACATTTACCGCAATTACACATGTCTTACCTCCTTATGCTCTCTTTGTTGAGATCCAAATAATCCAATAGAGCCTTCCATACGAACACGTACAGAAGACCAGCCATAGTCACATAGGCCAATAGATCGACCATGTTCCAAAATGTGATGCCAAGCGAGGCCTGCCATGTAATATCACACTTCATGGTTCAGGGCCATTTCATCCTTGAGCTCGATTGCCATTTCTGACATCTGCTCAAGGGCATCGCAAAGCTGCGTAAACAGCTTGTCATTTTCATCTTTAGCCATCTTCCGACTTAGCTCATAAGCGAACCGTAGAGAGATAACTTCCGAACGTAGGTTCGTGTTCTCCTCAATCAGCTCGTCTATCCTTTTAGACAAGGCCTGCATTGCAAGCAATGGGCTGAAATTGCCCTGCTCATCGTATCCCTTAGGGGTTCCTATGTTACGTGACATAACAACCCCTACCAGGCAGCCCTAGAAACACGATGGGCATTCGATAAGTCCCACCTCAAATGGCGACCTAACGTATACTTGAAATGCACAACAGCGCTGCAATCCACCAGCACTTTATGCCAATCCATCATTACAATTTGAGCCTGACCCAAAGAACCATCATCGTGAACCTCAATAGCTGTAACCTCTCTAATCTTGTTACATCTAGGATGTTCGTAGAAGTCACCAGCCGCCTCTTTAAGCAGCTCCTTAACTTCTAACGTGATAGCCTCTGGGATACCAGACTTACTGTCTATCGTCAACAGCATCTTTCTCCCTTCTCTTATGTCACATGACATAAGAACTGTATCTACGCTCCAGAAGTGCAATCACACAGATCAAAAGCCTTCTTCAAGCGTTAATACCATCTTAACACACGCCACTAGGTAGTCGTCAAGCCATCGCCCCAAAGTCTAAGTGAAATCCTATGCACCCGACAAACCAGCCAACCCTCCAAACACGCACCAAACCGAGTTCCAGGGGGTCTCCACTATCACTATCGGCCCCACCCCCAAAGACAATTCACATAAATGTCAGGCCAGGCCTGACAAATAAGACAAGGGCTATTAAGTCACGTGACATAGCAACGGTCCTAACAACACTAAAAAGCAAACCTAACGACACAAACCACTATCGGCCTGGATCCCCAAGAATCCGTGATCTCCAAATAAGAGTCAACCTGGCCGTGACAAATGGAAAAGGAAATAGAGACAAAAAGAAAAGAGCCACGGCCCTAAGGCCGTGGCTCAATTTCTACTGACTAGCTAGTTTTGGTACTAGCTGAAAAGTAGTCAGGCCAAGTTTTAATGATGGCCTTGGCACAAGCGGTTTTACCCTTGGCCGATAGTTTCTCAAATGACTTCGAGAAACGCTTTTGTAGTTTGGTATGTTCACTTGATGACGGTTTTTCGTCTCTTGTTTCGATACCGTGATCGCGGGCAATCTTACTAAATGTCTTCTTGCCTGATCCGTTTTTATTCCAATCATCGACGATTGCCTTTTTAGCTTCGCCATCCTTGGAATCTGCTACTGCTTCCATGATTGCCGCGTTACGCTTCCGCAACTGCTTGGTTACCTTGGTAATAGGTAAACCTTGAGCCTCAAGGGATGCTAACGCTTCACCACTCTTGATAATGGCAGGCATGTAGCCATGGACAAAGTCACTAATCATGGGAGTCAATTCCCCTAGCTCATTACTGAACGCTTTGTGGTATGCGTCGTAGTCTGCCTTAATTAGTCCTAGCTCATTAAAGGCCGCGGTAAATGTCTCTTCTAAATTCTTGAGTGCCTCTAGTGATTGCTCACCATGAACAGCCATGAATTCCGAAGCTTCGACTACTGCCTTTTCTTGTGCTTGCTTCTTTGTGCTTGGGACTTCCAAGTCTTTGTTATCCTCAGTGCTTGCCATCGCACTGGCCTTAGTTGATGAACCCAATTTGGTCCCTTTCTCTAAATTCGTGGAAACTTTCCACTAACTACATACTATCACCGTCAATGGGTAATAGACGAATCATAGGCTTCATATTCCAACATTTTCTTAGGGTGCTTATGTCACGTGACATAACACCCCCAAAACCAAAAACACATATTGGGATAGCCAACATTCAAGCTTCGGATACCCAACATTAGACGACGGAAAAACCAACAGTAGACATTAGGTACACCTCATCAGTTACGTTCGTAACACTGACACCCTATGTAAGGTGCGCCTAACAAAATAAATAGGACGGCCCAAGCCCTCCGACGACGGGAAATCGGTCACTATCGCACCCTAAGGGGGGGTGGCCCTGCCAAACCTCCGTATGTATAGATATTAAGAGCCAGGGAGAGAGTTTTTTGTTTTCTCTTCTTTCACACTGTCTATCGTAAGTATTAAAAAAGGAAGGTTGTTATTGATAGACAAAGGGTGTAAGGTGGGGAGGGTAGGTGGGGGAAAATCGTGGGGCGATTTTCCCCTTTACCCATACACTAATAAGTGGCTGTGTCCCACATTTTTGCTACATTTTTTAGTGGGACACAAAAATCTTTTGGCAGGAGGTATTTTATGGCGCAGAATGGTGGCGGTAAAGGATGGAAGACTGATCCTGAAACAGGTGAGAAGGTTATGCCTGATACCTGGAAGAAGTATCTGGATTGGTTGTTGTCGGAGGTTCGTGAGCCTGCTACGTCGAAGGCGTGGGCTGCTGAGAATGGGTTTAATGATCGTACTGTTCGGCGGTGGAAGGCTGATCCTCGTTTTATTCGTGAGTGGGACCGTAGGGCTGCTGAATTAAATGTCCACCCTGAACGTACTCAGAGCGTGGTTGATGCGTTGCATGCTGCTGCGGTGGCTGGTGATGTGAAGGCTGCTTCGTTGTATTTGCAGTATATTGAGAAGTTTACTCCTAAGCGTCGTTTGGTTGTTGATGATGATAGGGCTGTGTCTGGTTTGTCTGATTCTGAGCTACATGCTGAGTTGGAGTCTTTGATGGAGGGGCTTGATGTCTGATCCTGTAGAATTTGATGATGTTGATTGGGGTGATGATGAACCGTTGGAGTGCGGTTTGGAGAACCCTGAGTATTGTGAGAGTTGTCAGTAATGGCTCCTCCTAAGACGAAGAATCCTAAGAGGTCTGCTAAAGCGTACAGGAGTAATCCTGGTTCGTATGCCAAGAAGATGGCGTATGATAAGAAGTTTAATAGAAAGCCTGAGCAGATCAAAAAGCGAACTGAGTTGTCTACTGCTAGACGCAAAGCGAAACGTAATGGCTTTGCCTTATCTGGTAAGGATTTGTCCCATACGAAGGGTGGGGGTCTTGTTGTTGAGGACTCAAGCGCTAATAGGGCTCGCAATAGTCATGGTAGGAATGGTCGTTTGAAATAGTCTGACTGGGGGGTTGGGTGTCTAGAGTTTTTAAGGCTCTTGGTCGGGGCTTGCTTGCTTCTTTGCTTGTTATTGTTTGGTTTGCGCCGCCTGCGGCTGCGGAAACGGTGTGTGAGCTCACGGATGAGGGTTGGGATTGCAACATTGTTGTTGAGACGTTTAACCAGGGTCCGCAGTTTACGTTTACTTTAACGGAGCAGACTGAGGTTACTGTAACAACGTATACGAGCCTTACTTGCCAGCAGCACGGAGAGGAAAGTGCAAGCGCTGATCCGTATATTTACATTTATGATGATGATGGAACGTTGTTGTATCAGGATGATGATTCAGCTCCGCACAATAATGGAACAAACTTCTGTTGGGATTCGCATATACAAGAGACGTTAGAAGCTGGGACGTATGTTCTTAGGGCTGATGTGTATGACGAGGATACTGTTGGAACGTATTCTATGGATATATCTGGTGGTGAGTGGTCTGTTCCATTACCAGAGCCGACTGCTACTCCTAACCCGACACCTACCCCAGAACCTACTCCTGAGCCTGAGCCAACTCCAGATCCTACTCCTACGAGTACACCCGAACCTACACCGTCGCCTACACCCGAACCTACACCTGTACCTACTCTTCAACCTGATCCCACTCCTGTAGAGGTTCCTGAAGCAACCCCAGAAGAACCAGAGCTACCAGAAGTCCCAGAATTACCAGAGGAACAGCCCACACCAGAAGAATTGCCACCAGTAGAGGTATTTGAACCCCCAGTAGAAGAAGAGTGGCAACCACCACCGTTGATACTAGAGTTAGAGGAAGAAGAAGAATACCCATATGATGATGGTATCATATTTGATGATATAGGTTGGGAGGAATTTGATTTTGACGAAGAACTCTTTGTTTTAGAGGAATTTGAGGAGTTTGATGAGGGACAAGAAGAGCTATTAGTAGAGGAAGAAATTTTTGATTTTGACGAGGAATTGGTGGATGAACCTATACCAGAAGAAGATGAGGCAGAAACGGAAGAAGAAGTTGCTTTTGTTGATGAGGGAGAACAAGAGGAACCTTTCGTACTCGAAGCAGATGTGGGATTAGATGAGCAAGATTTTGAAGATTTGGAGGTGGAAGATTTAGATGATGAAATTATTGCTGAAATACTACAAGAGCAAGATGCTGCTGAGGAATTTTTTCAAGAAGTCATAGAAGACAATCCTGATTTTTTTGAGGAAAGCAGCGCAGAAGAATTAGAAGAGGTTTTTGAGGCAGCTCCTGAGCTGTTTAATGAAGCGCCTGATGAGGTGAAGGAAGAATTTGAGGAGGAAGTGAATATATTTGCTGGGGGATTTGAGGATTACCAGGCTGAGGATAGCACTATTACTGTGCAGGAACGGCGTGTTGTTGTGACTGCTTCTACTGTTAGTGCTGTTGCTGCGGCTAGGCCAACTGTTCGTGTTGCGCCTTCTCCGTCTGTTGGTGGTCCATCTGTTCCTCAAGGGGGTAGAAGAAGACGATGAAATTTTGGAAAAAAGTATTTTTTGAAACCAGTGCATTAAGCTGGACAATCGGTGGAACTGGAATTGTTTTGATAACTCTTTCAGGAGAAACTAGAGAAATGGGAATTTGGATTTCTGTTGCTAGTTTTGTCTTTCATATGATTGGTGTTTTGTTAGACAAGGAGTCATAATGACAGATAATTTAAGCGTATTTTTTAATACTTGTTTGCGTATCCTGAGTGTGTTTGGCATTCAGTGTATGGCGATTATTGGGGGAGCGAGTATGATTGGGGATATACCTGTGTACAAGGCTGCGATACTTAGCGGTGTTGCTGCTGTGGCTCAGGTATTGCAGAAATTAGCTATTGCTTTTGCAGATGATGGGAAATTGACGCAAGCTGAGTTAGACGCAGCGTTTGCTAATGTTTCTAGCGGATCGGAGGACCGTTAACCCACATTACTGCTGATTTTCTGATTCCTTCAGTGACAGGTGTTATCCTATGATGTATGAAACTTGGAAAAATAACGGCAGATCCTTTGGGCGCTCGTTCAATGAACGTGTGGTGTTGGTTATGGAACAGGAGCTCTAGTGTTCCACCTTCGTAATCTTCTGGGGAGCTTAGATTCACGGTCACTGATAACTTCCGCACTAACCCTGCTAGCAATGGGTTTGTTGTTTGGTTTAGTGGCATTGGGTCTGTGGCTGTTCCGACCAGATGTTTTGCGGCGTATCGGTCTTGGTGGCCGTCAGTGTGCCAGTTATACTCGTCGCCTTCTTCGTAAACCGTGTACTGTACGGCTTCTGGGCGAACCAGGTCTAGTACCCATCCAGCGTCAACATTTGCGGAGAAGGCAAGATCTTCGACCATTTGGAGAGCGCCGTGGTCGTGTATCCAGCTTATTTGTGAAGAACGTTTTGATGGATCTTCACCGAAGTGAAAGCCGTCTTTAGCGTGGGCCTCGAACGATTCCTCGCCTTTGTCTTTCAAATAATCGCATTCGCTTTCCGTAAATGCGTTAGGGATGTACCAGTAGTGGTTAGTAAGCATGGCTTATAGCTTATCAGAGTTGCGGCAGGAAGCCGAGTGGAGAAAGTGCAAAAAAGATGAATCTTATTTTTTGCGTAATTACTGGCATATAGCGCATCCTGCACATGGGCGTATTTTGTTTGATTTACGCAAAGCGCAATCAACAGCGTTAGAGCATTGGGAAGAACATAGGTATTCATTAACGTTAAAAGCTCGGCAGATTGGGTGGTCTACACTTGTAGCAGCCCACCAATTTTGGTTAGCGTTTTTTCATTCAGATCAGAACATTATTGATTTGTCTAGGACTGAACGTGAAGCGGTGTTATTGCTGCGTAAGACTAAATATGGGTTTAAGCATTTACCTGAGTGGATGACTGAACGTGGGCCTAAATCGATAATGGAACATCAACAAAGAATGGGGTTTGACAATGGGTCACAAATTACATCAATGCCATCAGCTTCTGACCCAGCTCGTGGCGAATCAGCATCGCTTATTGTCGTGGATGAATGGGCTTTTCTCCCTAATCCTGAAGAAGCTTGGGCTTCTATCGAGCCTGTTGCTGATATTGGTGGTCGCATTATTGGTCTTTCCACTGCGAATGGTAGTGGGAATTTCTATCATCAGCTTTGGGTTGGTGCTACTGCTGGCGCAAATAAGTTTGCGCCTATGTTTTTCCCGTGGTCAGCGACTGAAGATAGAGGTGAAGCGTGGTACCAGGAAAAAATAGAAAGCATGCTGCCTTGGCAGCTAGCGCAAGAATACCCAACTACTCCTGAGGAAGCGTTTGTGAAGTCAGGTAACCCTGTGTTTGATTTGGATATTTTGCAAGAAATGGATAGGCGCACGACACGTGGAGAAATGGGGTATATGTGGCGGCAAGGAAACGCTGTGGAGTTTAGGCAATGAGTTTGGAAGTTTGGGAAACCCCTGACCCGATGAGCGCTTACGTTATGGGAGTGGACACAGCGGAAGGTTTAGGGCATGGAGACTACTCTTGTATCCAGGTTATTTCTGTTGGTACTGGGGAGCAGGTAGCTATTTGGCATGGCCATATTGCGCCTGATTTATTAGCTGAAGAAGTCCATGCTCTAGGATTGTGGTATCGAGATGCCTTGTGTTGTGTAGAATCCAACAATCATGGGCTTACGACTATTACTGAGTTGCGGCATTTGGGGTATCCTAACTTGTTTAGGCGTAGACAACTTAATAATGTAAATAATAAAATAGGCCAAGAGTACGGTTGGAAAACTACACGAACGTCTAAGCCGTTAATGATCGACGATTTAAGTTCTGCACTGCGTAATTGGGAGTTGCAGATTAATGATAAGCACACAGTTGCTGAGTTGCGTACATTTACTAGAAACGAGAGGGGCTCTATGTCAGGATCTCCTTATGATGACCGAGTGATGGCTCTTGCTTTAGCTAACCAGATGAGGAAATTTGCTTATGAACCAGAATATGCACCGCAAGTGGACGATTATTGGACTGTTGATTGGTTTGCTCGTTTGGGTGGTGATACGCCGCAAGATAATCCGCTTCAAATAGGCTTGCATAACATTCGTGGGACACTGTAGGTTGTTTATAGAGCATATGTATACATGGAAGGTGCTTTAATGGCAAGTAAATTTGTATCGCACACAAGTGCGTCAGAAACAGTAGACGGAAAGTCAGGTCAAAACAACAAAATGGAACGTGGTTCCAGCGTTGTTGCTAATCCGATTTGGCAACCAGGTGGACCTAACAGTCCTCGTCAAAGGTTTGAAGAGCCTATGTACGCTAGTCAAACAAGTGATGAAGGAAGCATTAGTGTTCGTGAAACTCCTGAAAACCAACACGGTCAAACAGGAAACGTTGAACCTGCTCCGTATCAGCCAAATTATTCTGGTTCAGACGCTGGTTAATGGCTATCTTGCCTAGAGGGGCAAGCTACGAAGAATTTGTAGAGTACGTCATTGATTTGCGTGGCGAAGTCCCTGAAGAAGAACTGAAGGAACTGTACGAACGCCGATTAAAGCTTCATGGCATTACTTTTGACATGAAGCGTGGCTGGAAAGCGGTTGCTCTTGCTCCTGACGAGCAGGATTTAACTGATAATCAGCGTGAGCAGAAGATAGTTGCTGAGGCTAAGGCTCAGGGCAGAAACATAGCAAGGGTTTAGTATGGCTAAAAAAACACGTTTCGAGCTACTTACTGATTACCAAGAAAAAGTGGAAAAATGTCATGAATGGCGTGAATCTGAAAATTTAGATCGTACTTGGCGTAGGCTTAATGACCTTTATAGGGGTAAACATTGGCCATCAACTACTTTGAATAACCAGGATCTGATCGCTGTCAATTTAGCTTTCTCAACTATTAATGTCATAGCACCTTCCGTAGCAGTTAACTATCCAAAGATAGTTGTCCAAGCTAATAACGTTGAAGATAGAGATAGGGCTATTTTTGTAGAGGCTATTATCAACCATCTATGGAGGCATCACGATTTTAGAACGCCTTTTAGACGAGCTGTAAAAGATTTCCTTATTTATGGTCATGGTTGGGTTAAAGTCGGTTGGAAATTTGTAGAGCAAGAACAAAGCGTTACTGAAAATGAACGTGAAATACTGTTAGATCAAGCTTTTTCTGAAGCTGATTTATTCGCTCAAGAAGCGCCTTTGATGGCTGGTGACATCGCTTCAGATCAAGATATTATTTCTAATATCCCTGAAACAGTTATGCGAATTGTTGAGGATCAACCATTTGTAGAACGTGTAAGCCCATTTGATGTCTACGTAGATCCTGAAGCTACTTGTATCGAAGATGCTAAATGGATAGCTCAAAAAATTGTTAGGCCGTTATCTGTAGCGCAAAAAGACAAGCGGTATAAACCTTCTGCACGTAAACGTTTAAGTGCTTCTGCTAGGTACAATCTATACGATTCAAGCAGTTACTCAGAAGAAAAAAGTGAATACGTTGATGAACGTGTCATCATCTGGGAATTTTACAATATGATGGATAACACCATCGCTGTATATGCTGACAAAGCTAACGAATTTCTCATAGATCCGTTAGCTATGCCATATGCGTATGGGCAACCGTTCGTCATGTTACGGAACTATGATGTTCCAGATCACTTTTACCCTATAGGTGATCTAGAAGCTATTGAGCCCTTGCAACTGGAGTTAGACAAGACGAGAAGCCAGTTGATGAACGATAGGAAGCGCTATGCGAGAAAATACCTTTACCACGAACGTTCCTTCGGGCCTGAGGGCCGTGAGGCGTTGGAATCAGATGAAGATGGCCGCCTTGTACCTGTTGTGGACGAGAATAAACCGCTTTCTGAAATAGTCATGCCGATGCCACAGGTTCCGTTATCACCTGAAATATACAATTATTCAAACATAATCGAAGAAGATATTAATACGGTTTCTGGTATATCTGAATATGCACGTGGCGCTATGCCTGAAATACGGCGTACAGCTACAGAAGCTTCTATTGTCGCTGATGCACAAAACGCTAGATCTGCTGACAAGCTAGCTATCGTCGAATTGTCTATCTCTAAAGTAGCTAGACGAGTTATCCAATTAATGCAGCAATTCATGACTGGGGAACATGTCGCAAGGCTTAATGTCAAGGGTGGAGAAACAATGTGGATTCCGTATTCTCGGCAAGAAATTGTAGGGGAATATGATTACAGCGTCCAAGCTGGTTCGACACAACCTATGAATGAAACAATTAGAAAACAACAAGCTATTTCTTTAATGAACGCTGTTGCTCCTTTAATAGGGAGTGTCATAGACCCTACAGCTATAGCGTTGCACGTTTTAGAAGCTGGATTTGGCATTAAAGATCCAGAGAAGTTCTTAGCGCAACAGGCTCCACCGCCTCCTCCTGAGATGGCAGCGGAACAAGGACAAATGCCTGTTGCTGGTGGGCCACCTCCTGGAATGGGGAATGTTCCACCGCCTCCTTCGCCTGAAGCAGGGGCTTTTGCGCCTACTGGAGGTGTCCCTCCAGAGCTGCTGGCACAGTTACAAGCACAAATGGGTATGGAATTGCCTTCCCTTTGATGGGACACTGTGCTTAACTTATAGGAACAACTTATTCATTAAGACTCCAAGGAGGGCATTGTGCCTGAAGAAACAGAAGCCATAGAATCCACTGAACCAGCGGACAACCTAGAAACTTCAACAGAAGTACCAGAGGAACCTGGATATACCGTCAAAATTGATGGTGAGGAACAACAGGTCAGTCTCGAAGAACTTCAAAACGGTTATCAACGGCAAGCGGATTACACTCGTAAGACGCAGGAGATAGCTGCTGAACGTGAGCGTTTGCTCCAAGCGGAAGCGATTGTGTCTGCGCTGGAAAAAGATCCAGTAGGGACATTGGATACTTTAGCTCGTTCATTTAATGTTAATACTCCAGCTAATGCTCAAAATGAAAATTTTGAGTATGAGCAGGATCCGACAGAACGTAAACTAGCTGAATTAGAAAACAAAATCGCTGCACAGGAGCAAGTGCAAAGGGTTCAAAAAATAGAGCGTGAAGTTAGCACTTTGCAAGAAAAATATGGAGAGTTCGACAGACAAGAACTTCTGAATCATGCGTTAAAGAACGGTATACCCAACCTTGAGGCTGCGTATACGCATATGAGATTTAACGAGGTTAAGACCACAGCGGATAAACTTTCGCAGGAACAGGAAATAACCAACAAAAAACGTGAAGCAGCGGTAGTCACTCCTGGTGGTTCCACACAAACTGGAACTACTCCTGAACCAACTCCTGAGGTTTCAAGTCTTAGAGAAGCTTTCGCTTTAGCCAAAAAACAATTAAGCAACAATTAACCTCTAAGGAGATAAGAATATGGCTGGAAACAGCAATTTTGATGAGATTCTTTCTACTACCTTAAATAACTATGTTCCTAAATTGGTTGACAACATTTTCACAGCTAGGCCTCTGTTCTACGCTTTGACAAATGGTCAAACAATTCGGCGCATCAATGGTGGTGCAAAGATCGTTGTTCCTGTAATTTATGGAACGAACTCAACCGCTTCTTCTTACAGTGGAACAGATTCTATTTCTACGACTGCTCAAACAGGCATTTCTGCTGCTGAGTACAACTGGAAACAGTATGCTGCTACTGTAACCATCAACGGCTTGGAAGAAGCTAAAAACAATGGTGAGGCACAAATCATTGACCTTCTCGAAGGCAAGATTTTCCAAACCCAAGAAACAATTATTGAAAACATGAACTCCATGTTCTATGCAGACGGAAATGGCAACAGCCAAAAAGACTGGATGGGCATTGGCGGTATTGTTGGAACAGGCAACGACGGCGGTGGCGGTGCAGCCATTGGTAACATCGATGCTTCTGGTTCTAACAACACATGGTGGAGATCATCAACTACTAACGTAGGTGGTGCTCTAACCGTGGCTGCTATGGCAACCATGTACAACAATGTTTCTGTGGGTAACGATCAGCCAACGATCATCATTACAGATCAAGACGAATACGA